CCGGGAGTTTTCGCGAAAGCTTTTTCCGGCAACGGTGCTAATTCCAAAGGAACACCTTAATTACAGGGTCGATTGATATTGTATGGATTAGCTAGTTACGCATTTTCTCGGTGAGCTGGGGTGTCGGGTGATGACGAAAGCTGCTCCGCACCACTAGGAGAGCCTGTTTAGGCTCAGGTTTGGGGTCCGAGTGCCTATGTTTGAACCCCACCCAGCTATGAAGCTTGATGCTAGGCAGCATTCAGACTTCGAGAAAATAAATTGCCTGCTAACAAAAGAAATCAGAAACAAAATCAAATTAGTAACAATATTAATAAAACCAAGAAAAAGTCCGGTAGCAAGCGGCGCCCCAGGGTGCCGAATTCACCGGCGAACAAACACTCTGTCTGGTCACGCCATGGAATCCAAGCTCCCACTTCTCAATTTGAGGGTAAGGGCGTAAAGGTTGGATCCCATAGGTTGATCACCACTACTGACATACAACAACCGGCGTGGACATCTACGCCAGCGTCGTGTTATAAGCTCCTGGCCATCATCAACCCAGGTCGGGGCGACACTTGCGCAATCGGGTATTGTTGGTATGGCACGGAAGTGCAACGTACAGTGTTTAATACACCGTATTTAGATGCCAGCAACATTACCTCTTCGCGCGCGTTGAAGAGCAGTGTCAAAATTGTAAATTCAACGGAAACGCTTTATAGACGCCCAGGGTTCCGCGTGTTGCGCACTACGCAACGCTTTGGTGTTGCCAATGCTGCATCAATAACCGGACCGGAGTTAGACAAAATCCGTGAAGCGATTTATTCGCAAAACGCAGGACGATCTCTAACCGGGTTACATGAGGTTGAACTTTGTAATGTCCCCACATCCCAAGTGGATTACTACACCTATGAGCAAGCGCCTCCTAGCGTGACAGATATGCTGTTTAAAGACAGTTCATCTCCGCCGAAGGACGTTAACCGGCCCATGTCTGTCTTGTGGGTGGCGTTCGATTTCCGTACCAATGTCACGGGAGCACCGGGTACAGTGTCCACACAGGATTATCGATTTGCCATTTACACCCAACAGCGAGTTCGTTATGAACTAGAAGATGTTATCTCATCGATTGCCACCGCGGAGAAGCCCTCTAGTGCGGGCCACAACGCGATGGCTGCAGCGGATGCTGAGAAGTTGTTGGGAACAGGTGAAACCCCAGCTTGAAGAAGCGCTATCACCCCTCCCACTGATGGGCATGATACCGCGCAGCGACAAAATGGGGTAAGTAGTGGATCATCCGTTTTGCAAACACAACCCAGAATTAGGTTGCAGCCGAGGCGAGTTGCCAAACCAATTCGGAGACATTCCGGAGTGGTAATCAACCACGTGCCCGGTTTAGATCAGGATTCTGGGGGAACGGATTGGCGCGTTCCTTTAGCTGCTGCAGGAGCCGTAGCAGCCACTGCTGGTGCGGCCGCTTTGTTACCTGAGGCGGCTGCTGCAGGGGCTGGACTAGGTCTTGCTGAAGCAGCACCACTTTTACTAGATGACGCCGAGGCCTCATTAGCTGAACTTGAAGGTCTACAGAATGAGGTCGGCAACTTCACTGAACAAGCAGAGAATGTTGATCAAATGATACGTGAAGCAATGTATGGCGACATCAATTGGAACGACATCTAGCACCTTCCCGTGAACGTTACGGATGGCAATAAAACGTAGGACGTATCTTGCGTCCGACGAGCTGTGATAGGTCTTTATACGGTCACAGTTCGCTATTTTGATTCCCACATTTGGGTGGGCGTCCACCACGTTCGCGCCGTGGTAGGAGCAGTCAATTTTAAGCTGAACATTGTCCCAACGCCGGGCTATAGGCGCCGCCGATGCCGTAGTGGCATATGGCTCCTTTTCAACCATGGATCTTTCCAGGCTGGGGGAATTCGTGTCGCAGCAGCGGTGCATGCATCCCCTTCTAGGCGGCTTCGGCTGCCTAGAAAACCCTGGCCTGGATACTTTTATTCGGGCCACCCAAACAACAACGACTTCCCTTCGAGGAGGTGTTGCGACAATTTACAATACAGCAAAACATGTTACGATCAATACGATTGTGGCTGCTCACAAATTTAAGCATCTGGTTAACCGATTGAGAAAGATGAGCTTCTCTTTTGGACTTCCATTACCCAGACGCACTGTATACTATCAACAAGATTTTGGGGACCAGTACCCGCAGCTCCCCATTAGTAGAGAACAGAGTATCTTTACACCTTTGAATCATTTCACAGATTTACCAGGTAAAACAAACAGACTTGGGACTGTGATGACTAAATTCGCCAAAAGTTATCGTAAAACCATGTGCGATGCTGGCTTAAATGAATTCTGCGAAAAGCGGCTGCCAATTTGGTTTGTGCTGCTGCTTTTGATCGCACTCCTTTCCATCTGCTTCGCCTTATTTTGGCTGCATGTTGAGGTAGACGAACAAATGGAACAACTTGGAGACGATTCGCTGGATTATAGCTATTCATTTCTCGAAGTGTTGCGAGAGAAAATTGAACTCTCAAAACATTACTTCGTGAAGATGATATGGCCACTGGAAACCAGGATCACGCTTGCGGAGAGGCGCAATCATCTCAGAAGTGTCGACGGCCACATAGTTGATGCTCACGAGATGGATCCTGAATATTTGGTTGTTCAGTCTCTTATTGCTTCTGCAAAGAGAATGCGACCAAATTGTCAGTTTTACAGTGATAAGCCGCATCTGCGCCGCGCAGTTTACGATGCAGTTATTCGAACCATTTCCTACGACTTGGACAAACAGATTTTTGACAATAACAAGAAGGAGGAGGAAGAGCAGAATGGCATATTGAAAAATGCTAATAGATATGCCACTGAGCGCGGGCGTCTTGAACAGGCCGCGCTGATGGGTGCCTTGACACCCACCAGTGCAGAATTGAAGACGCTCCAAATGGTGCAATCTGCAGAGGTTATCGATAGGGCGAAGCGGGCACTCATTTTAAATCGGGATTCAAATGAGTGAGGGGGCCTGGTGAGGCGTTGGAGCACACACACTGAAAGCGTGGTCGGGGTGAAGGAAGCATTCAGATTGTGTAATCAGTGTGTGGTGGTCAAGCACTACCGCCCACCCAGGCAGGTTGACAAGAAACAAAGAAAATTCTATGTTATCGATCAATCGCCCCATTTTATTATTCCAGGTAATGATGCAACGACCAAGATGCACGCAATTGCGGAGCGGGTCATGTGTGTCAAAGGTGAAAATGGTTACCGTGCTTGTCCCAAGCCATGGGATAAGGATGTCATCGGATTACCACGTTGTGGTGTTCGCAAACGTAAACGTATCGCACGTGCCAAGTTGTGGAAATTAACTCGCAACTTTGAGAATTCAATTGTGCGAGCCGTTGGCGAGATGACAGTTCCACTTACTTTAGATGAATTTGCTAGCTGTTATGTTGGTGCCAAGCGCAGCATCTATCAGCACGCAGCTGATACAGTTAGGAAGTATGGATGGGACAAGCGTTGGGCCGAAATTAGCATCTTCATCAAAGATGAGTACCTTAAACCGGATGGCGTACCACGCGTCATCAGTCCGAGGGATCCTTGTTATCATGCAATGCTTGGATCCTTTCTGAAACCCTTGGAACCAAAGATTTTCCATGCGATTGATCGTGTGTTTGGTGGCCTGCCAAGTGTGGCAAAACACATGAACATGATTCAGCGCGCTGAAGTTATTAAGTCTAAGTGGGATCGGTTTAGGAATCCGGTTTCATTACAATTGGATGCCAAACGTTTCGACCAGCACATTAATCGTATGTTGCTGGAGATAGAGCATAACGTTTACAAAAGAACAGTGCAAGGAGCAAATGCTGAGGTTTTGTTACCTTTGCGTGAGCTGCTTCGCTACCAATTGGATAACCGGATCAAAGTACGTGACAACGGGCGTTCCATGTTCTCCGCTATAGTGGAGGGTGTTAGAATGAGTGGTGACATTAACACTTCATTGGGAAACGTTTATGTCATGTGTATGATTTGGTACTGTTTCAAGGAACATACTGGATTGGACTTTGAGTTACTCAACGATGGTGATGACTGTGTGATAATTTTTGACCGTCAGGATCTGGAGACATTTCGTAGCGCCGTTGGTCCATATTTCTTGCAGTTTGGCATTGAAATGGAGATTGAAGGTTGCGCCGAGTGTTTAGAGCACATTGAGTTTTGTCAAGCTCGACCGATTTACACCGGGGAGCATTGGATAATGTGCCCAAATCCATCTAAACGTCTTTTCAGTGACTTGGTCTCCACGAAGGAGCTAGAGTCGCCCAAGGTTTACGCTAAGTGGGTAGGTGCAGTTGCCGGCTGTGGCATTGCGCTTAGCCCAGGCGTGCCAGTATTACAGGAATTTTACTTGTACTTGGCGCGAATTGCAAAACCTTGGATTCCTATAGAAGGTGATTATTACTACAAACATGCCTTCAGGAAGATCACACAGTGCAGGACAGCAGTTGCTGTTCGCCCTGAGGCCCGGGTTTCCTTTGAACTTGCTTGGGGCTTATCCATTGCTGAACAAATTGCAATGGAGCAATTCTACAAGAAGCGTGAATTGCCAAGCAAAGTCATGCGCGAGGAAATCCTAGACAATATGGGCGATCTGCCTTCACCGATGTTGATGCATCTTAACTGGAATTATTATAAAGTCC